CTTGGTAGGTGATCGTAAACATATAGTTAGTGCTACATTTGAAACATATATTAAAAATTCAAATGCATCTCCCCGGGTTAAGGATATGTTAATTAAAGCCAGGGAGGAATTGTTAGCCCAAGGTATCGATGAAAATTCCTATTTAACTAAGGAACAGTTGCATAAATGGACTAGTCGTAAATCTTTTGTTAAGGCTGATGAGAATGTTTTGTATCGCTCACCCTATCATAGTAAGCAAAAATCATGTCGCTTAATTCAAGGGGCTCAACCTGAGTTTATAGTATTGGTTGCTCCTTGGATCATGTCTTTGCAAACTTATATCAAGAAAAAATGGAATATAAACAATTATATAGTATTTACGTCAGGGGTCACTAATGATGAAGCTGGCAATTGTATAACTAATGGACTAGATGCGTGGTTAATCTTAGAGGATGATATAGGAACCTTTGATGCTAGCATTTGTTTAGAGTTATGCAACTTAGAGTTATGGATTTGTAAATATTATCATGCACCCAAAGCTGTTAGGTCTTTGGTTAAAGCTAATATGTATACTCATGGTGGGGCGTATGGAGGATTTAAGTATAAAGTTAAAGGAACTCGAAAATCGGGTGATCCCTTTACTTCATTGTTTAATTCTATGTTAAATGCTTTTTTCCATGTATACATATATTCTCGTGAAAAGAACATATCGGTTAAGAAAACTAAATTACAGTTAAAAATGTTAGTTCAAGGAGATGATAATTTTATGAGGCACCTCGGACCTAAAGTAGATTTTGTAGGAGGTATGCTACGGTTAGGTTTTAAAAGTGAAGCTATATATAGGACAGAGTTATATCAAGCGGAATTCTGCTCGTCTAGATTATATAAAACCGATGTTGGGTGGGTTTTTGGACCTAAACCCGGCAGGGTTCTTAGTAAATTTGGATTGTTTATAAACCCACCTAAGGAATTATCAAAAAATGTATTACTGCGTGGAGCAGCCTTAGGTTTATACAAACAGTGTTATTTTATACCCCCTATTAAATCATATTTAGATATGGTGTTGCGACGAACTAGTGGAACAATTATACCTGAGACGGTTAAACCACACCTTCGCCATTATTTAAATAATGTTACCGGAAATATGCCCTGGCGTATGTCAGGACCTAATGAACTTATTAAGGAGACCCCAGAAATCATGCTATCTTTACATGAGCAGTATGGTTGGGATTATACATGTCAAAATTTATTTGATAAATTCATTAATACAATTTCCTTCGGGACCATTTTGTCTCATCCTCTATTGCAGCTTTTAGCTGATAGGGATACAGATGGTACCCGATTTTTATTTTAGTTCCTTGGTAGCATGCGGCTACCAAGCTTAGTATGTAGATTATTAATTCGCTACGGCCGGTTAAGATTTACATACCTGAGCACAGCAGACCTTTAGTGCAGGTGCTAATTTTGAGCTTAGGTTGAGTTGAATTTCCTCCCTTTGCAATAACTGGAAATTAGAATAGGCGCATAAGCGTTTCACCGTACGCCTGTACTAAACATCGGGGCTTTA